TGATATTTCGTATTTGAATTTAGATTGGAGACCAGTACCTGTTATATCTAAATTTGTTGACATCGTAGTAAATGGTATGTCGCAAAAGACTTACGATATAAAAGCGTACGCTCAAGATCCAGAGTCATTACAAGCAAGAACTTCTTATGCACAATCTATTCTTAGAGATATGTATTCTAAGGATTTAATAAATAAAGCTAATAGTTTAACTGGAATGGATTTTTCAAATTCACCTCTTCCACAAGAAGATCTTCCAGAAACAAAAGAAGAACTAGATATTCACATGCAATTGACTTATAAACAGTCTATTGAAATCGCTGAAGAAGAAGCGATTAATAATGTACTTGCTGCTAATAAATGGGATTTAACTAGAAGAAGATTAAACTATGACCTTACGGTATTAGGTATAGCTTGTGTTAAAACTAACTTCAACAAAGCGGAAGGAATAACAATAGATTACGTTGATCCTGCTTACATAGTTTATTCATATACTGAAGATCCAAACTTTGACGATATATATTATGTAGGTGAAATAAAAGCAGTTACAATATCTGAGTTAAAAAAACAATTCCCACATATAACTGACGAAGAGTTATTGAAGATTCAGAATATGCCAGGTAACAATCAATATGTAACTGGTTGGGGTAATTACGATGAAAATACTGTTCAGGTATTATACTTTGAGTATAAGACTTATATGAATCAAGTATTTAAAATAAAATATGGTGAGAATGGATTAGAAAAAGCTATTCAAAAAACAGATGATTTTAATCCACCACAAAACGATAATTTTGAAAGAATATCTAGAACTATAGAAGCATTATATACTGGTGCTAAAATACTAGGTACAAATACAATGCTTGAATGGAAGATGTCAGAACACATGACTCGTCCATTTGCTGATACTACAAAAGTTCAAATGAACTATTCAATAACAGCACCTAGAATGTACAAAGGTAAGATAGACTCAACAGTTAATAAAATAACTGGTTTTGCCGACATGATACAGTTGACTCATTTAAAGATACAACAAGTTATGTCTAAAATGATTCCTGATGGTGTATTCGTTGATGTAGATGGTTTTGCTGATGTTGATTTAGGTAATGGAACTAATTATAATCCAGCAGAAGCATTAAACATGTACTTTCAGACTGGTAGTATAGTAGGTAGATCTCTAACTCAAGAGGGTGGAATGAATGCTGCTAAAATACCTATCCAAGAATTAACAAGTTCTTCTGGTCAAGCTAAGTTAGCATCATTAATTCAGACGTATCAATATTATCTACAAATGATAAGAGATGTTACTGGATTAAACGAAGCAAGAGACGGAAGTATGCCAGAAAGAGATACATTAGTAGGACTTCAAAAGATGGCCGCTAACGCGTCAAATACAGCTACTAAACATATATTGCAATCTAGTTTATATCTAACACTTAAAACATGCGAGAATGTGTCTCTTAGAATAGCTGATTGCTTAGATTTTCCTTTAACAGCTAATGTATTAGAACAAAGTATAACTACTTATAATACTTCTACACTTAGAGAAATAAAACATCTTAATCTTCATGACTTTGGTATATATTTAGAATTAGAACCAGATGAAGAAGAAAAAGCAATGGTAGAACAAAATATACAAGTTGCATTACAAGCTGGTAGTATAGATCTAGACGACGCTATAGATATTAGACAAATAAAAAACCTGAAATTAGCCAATCAAGTTCTTAAATTTAGAAAAATTAAAAAACAAAAAGCCGCACAAGCTGCTCAGATGGCTAATATTCAGGCGCAAGCACAGGCTAATCAAGAGACAGCAGAAAAAGCAGCTCTATACGAAGTTCAAAAACAACAAGCGTTGACACAGGAAACTGTTAATATAGAAAGAGCTAAATCTCAATTTGATATTGAAAGAATTCAAATGGAGACTCAAATGAAACAACAATTAATGGAGATTGAGTTTCAATATAACATGCAATTGGCACAGTTGAAAGTTGGTTCTGAGACTAGTAAATTGCAGACAATAGAAGATAGAAAAGATGAAAGAACAAAAATACAAGCATCTCAACAATCTGAATTGATAAATCAAAGAAAAACAAATTCATTACCACAAACTTTTGAATCTTCACAGTTTGATGGTTTAGGTGGTATGGGTTTATAAAATAAGTTAACTATTTAATTATATTATATTATGTCGGAAATTGAAAAACAAGAAGGAGAGTTTAAAATGTCAAAACCAAAAAAACCTAGAAATCTAAATAAAGAAGATCAGGTCATTAAGGTAGATATATCTAAACCAGTAATAGAACAAGATATTACTAAAGTAACAATAACAACAACTAATCCAGATCCAGATGCCATTCAAATCCAAAGCACAGATGAAAGCGTGTTACGCACAGAACAACCCGAAGTGGGATTGCAAGAAATGGAGCAAGGAAACCAAGGGACCATTGAAAATGTTATTGAAGAAATCACCAACGAAGAAATAGTTGTTGATATTAAAGAAGAACTAAAAGAAAGCGTTCAAGAACAAATAAACACAGGTAAACCTTTACCAGAAAACATCGAAAAACTAGTTAACTTCATGGAAGAAACTGGTGGTACAGTAGAAGATTACGTTAGATTAAATACTGACTATTCTACTGTAAATGAAGATGTTTTAATAAGAGAATATTATAAATCAACAAAACCTCATTTAGATTTAGAAGAAATACAATTCCTAATGGAAGATAATTTTTTCTTTGATGAGGATTTAGAAGAAGAGCGAGATATTCGTAAGAAGAAACTTGCTTATAAAGAAGAGGTTGCTAAAGCAAAGAACCACCTAGAGTTGGTAAAGAGTAAATACTACGAAGAGATCAAGTTGAGACCTGGCGTAACTCGAGAACAACAAGAGGCTTCTGAGTTTTTCAACCGATACAAGAAGAATGAAGATGAGTCTAGAAATAGACATGATCGATTTAAACAAGCCACAAAAAGTCTATTCAATGAAGAATTCAAAGGTTTTGAATACAATATCGGAGAAAAGAGATTTAGATATGGCATCCAAAACGTCGATCAAGTTGCTGATAAACAATCAGACATTAATAATTTCATAGGGAAGTTCCTTGATAAAGATGGAAATATTGGTGATACTAAAAGTTATCATAAGGCTCTTTACACTGCTATGAATTCTGATAAAATTGCACAACACTTCTACGAACAAGGTAGAGCTGATGCAGTAAAAGAAGTAGTGGCTAACTCTAAAAATCCTAGTTTAAATCAACCTAGACAAACATCTGGGGAAGTATTTATAAATGGATTAAGAGTTAAATCTGTTAGTGGCTTGGATTCTTCAAAATTAAGAATACAAACAAAAAAATTTAACAATTAAAATTAAAAAATTATGGCAGCAGTAAGCCCAAACTTCGGTTCTATTAAACCGAGTCAAACTCAGCAAGCTTTAGAAACAAATTACTTAAACTTCACAGACGGAAGTGGTAAAAACTTTTCTCAGCAATATCTTCCAGAAATCTACGAAGCTGAAGTAGAACGTTTCGGAAACAGAACTCTTTCTGGTTTCTTACGTATGGTAGGGGCTGAAATGCCTATGTCTTCAGATCAAATCGTTTGGTCAGAACAAAACAGATTACATATTGCTTATAGCGGTGTAACATGTGTAAATGCTACAGACTTAAGTTTTGTAACTGGTGGTACTGGTTCTGCTTTTGTTAACAATGTTATCTCAGTAGGTCAGACTTTAGTAGTTATGAGTCCTTCTACAGGTAAAGAACTTAAAGTTTACGTTACAGCTAGTACAGCTAACGCAACTACTGGAGTTGGTGGTAATACTAACCCAGCTGTTTTATCCGTTAAACCATATACTCAATTAGATTTAACAACTGGTGCTGGTAATACAGTTGCTTTTACTGGTGCAACAGATCTTAAAATCTTCGTATACGGTTCTGAATTTAAAAAAGGAACTACGGATGCTACTTTAAATACTGTAACTCCTTCTTTTACTCAATATAGTAACTCTCCTATTATCATCAAAGAGAAGTATCAAATCTCTGGTTCTGATACCGCTCAAATCGGTTGGGTTGAAGTAGCTACTGAAGATGGTACTGGTGGTTTCTTGTGGTATCTTAAAGCAGAATCTGAAACAAGATTACGTTTCGAAGATTACTTGGAAATGTCTGTTATTGAAGGTGAATTAGTTTCTGGTGGTTCTACTTTGACTAGTGCAAACGGCCTTAAAGGAACACAAGGTCTTTTCTCAGCTGTTAAAGAAAGAGGTAATGTTGTAAATAACTTTACAGCTTCTTCTGGTCTTGGTGATTTTGATTCAATCTTGAAAAACTTAGATACTCAAGGAGCAATTGAAGAAAACATGTTCTTCTTGAACAGAGCTACTTCTCTTGATTTTGATGATATGTTAGCTACTTTATCTTCTGGCGCTGCTGGTGGTGTTGCTTACGGTTTGTTTGAAAACTCTGAGCAAATGGCTTTGAACTTAGGTTTCTCTGGTTTCCGTCGTGGATCTTATGATTTCTACAAAACTGACTGGAAATACTTAAATGATGCTTCTACTCGTGGTGGTATGGCTAACACATCTATTGATGGTATCCTTATTCCTGCTGGAACATCTACTGTTTACGATCAACAATTAGGTACTAACATCCGTCGTCCATTCTTGCACGTTCGTTACAGAGCTAATCAAGCTGATGACAGACGTATGAAAACTTGGATCACTGGATCTGTTGGAGGTGCTTACACTTCTGATCTTGATGCAATGCAAGTACACTTCTTGTCTGAAAGATGTTTGGTAACTCAAGCTGCTAACAATTTCGTATTGTTTACTGCTTCAGTATAAAAACCTGGTAATATTACCCCTGTCGAACTGATGGGGGTAATTATTACCTTTTTAAAATAAACTATTAAATTATATTATATTATGGCGACAACGCAAAAAACAAAAGAATTAGAAGTAGTTGATACAAATGAAGTGTTAACAAAGGAATATAAAGAAGAAACTGTAGTTAAAAAGACAGTAGAAGTTAAAGATAGTAAACCTAAATGGGAGATTAAAGATAGAACATACGTAATATCTGACAGTAATTCTTCACTTACTTATACTTTACAATCAAGACATAGTGCTAGATACCCACTTATATGGTTCGATAAAGATACAAATAATCAAGAAGAACTAAGGTATGCTACAAAT